GACGCGGAGCTCATCGTCCGCCTTACAGATCGGCACGATGACATCCCACTTCGCAATATCGCCGTCAGCGTTTCGTGCGTCGAGCGTGGCCTGGTTTGGCCGCTTTCGCTTGCGGTCGTTGCCGAGCGCCGTGGGGATGTGTGCGTCGGCCGCCCCCGGCTGCTCCTTCATGATTTCGTTGAACGTCCGCGCCATTAGGTGCCTCTTGGGGTGGCTTCTGGGCGGCAATGAGGGCGATCAGTAGCAATTCGATGACGGCAACGGCCTGCTCGGCGTTCCAGACATCGCGCTCATCGAATTCCGTGCCGGCGCCCATGGAGGCGAGCCGGTCGCGTGCGAGGCGTGCGCGGTTGCGGAGCTTGGCGATAACCTGGGGCGCGTCGGCCAAGGTGGCCGGTGGCGCGGGCTTCATCATCCGCGGCTTGGCGGCTGCGGCGTAGGGGTCGCTGGTGTCAGTCACCGCACCAGCTTCGTCCCATTGAGCCGGTCGAGCGCGCCCGCCGGCGCCAACACGACCCGGCTTTGCGGCGGCTTCGGCGGCTCGCGTGCGACGAAGAACGCCGCCCCGTTGGCGACCCGGAAGTCGAACGCGGCGCCGGTGTCGATTTCGTCGAGCTTTACCTGGATCATCCCGCCCGCCGCGCGGATGAAGCGGGTGAGCGCCGTGGTCATGGCGCCTTGCAGGATTTGCTGCATCTCGGCGGTTGTGGGGTCGGGCATCAGGCCTTCGGTTCCAGCTTCGGCTCGGCCGGCGCGCGCCAGCCGACCACCGTATATTCCTGGCCGGCATGCGGGAAGACCGCCACGGTGGCGCCTTGCTTGCCGTGCTCCTGGATCGTGTTGGCGAGCTGGTCGATGCTGCGCGCGATCGAGGTTCGGACGATCGAGCCGGGGGGGATGACGATCACGCAGCCATCCTCAGCGCATTGGCCGCCACCCGGTACGCAATCGAGCACCGGCACCACCGATGCGTATCGACGACTGGCTGGTTCACGAGGCCTCCGATCGAGAGGAAAGGCTGATCCAGACCTACCCCGCCATGGTTAAGAATAGGTATCGAAAGGCACAGCGCGCACGTCCCCTCGCTGAGCGCGACGCGCCAGTGCCGGCGGACCTGCCCGCGCGTCACCTTGCCGGAAAGCAGGTAGCGTTCCCAGGCGCCGCGCACGCCCGCATTGGCGACCTTGTGGGCCTCGGTGCTGGCGATCATGCGCGCTCGGTAGGCGAGTTGCCGGTCGGCGTAGCGCTCGACCATTTGGTCGATCCGGGCCTCCGGCACAGTTTCGCCGGCGATGATCCGCCTCGTGGTGGCGTCAAAGCGGCGATCTCTCAGCGTCCGGTTGAGCGCCGAACTGTCGCCCACCATGAGCGCCCGTCGGTAATTTGCCACGGCCTGCGCCTGGCGTGGCGTCAGGGCGATGGCGTCGCGGATGGCCTGCGCCACGCTGGGCAGCGGGAGATGCACACGCACGGCGTCCTGCACGGCGCCCAGGACGGAATCCTCGGTTGCCGACTGGATGTCGGTCAGCAATTCGGACCGGTAGAGGTCGATATCCGCCGGGCCGGCGATCGGGGTGCCGGTGGGGAGAGCGATGACGTTGCTTTCGGCCTGCTCGGCTGCCACGTATACGCGCTCGAGCGCCGCCGTGGCGCCGTCAACATCGTCGGCCAGCGTGGCGTAAGGCAACGACGCCTGCACCGCGCCGAAATTCCCGGTGCGCAGGGCGGCCTCGATCCGCGCCGTGTCGAGCGCCGCGCGGAATGCCCGGAGCGCGGCGATCAGAGCGGCGGCCAGTTCGGCCTCGTGGCGGTGGGCGGCGCGGACTGCAGGATCGTCGCGGTCTTGGTATTCGTCGGCGGGAAGGGAAGTCATGTCACCACTGACGGGATTTTTCCGCCATCGGTCACGTGGTTTTCTTCCTTCGACCCGACCACTTGCCCCGTAGTCGGATCGATGCCTGGTGACATATCGACAAATCTGACCTTGGCGTTTTTCTTCCCGCGCAGCCAGCGAGCCGTTAGTTGATGGTGTCCATCGACGATGTAGTCGCGGCTCTTCCACCGGACCACCGTCGCGCCGTCGCCGTCGTTCTTGCTCTGCCTTGCAAGATGTTCCTTGTCGATGATCGGGTGGGTCGCCCACAAAGACGCGAGTGGGGCCTTCTTGATCGGCGCGTCTTTATACTGGTTCACCATCGCGTGCAGAAAATCGCCGGACGGATGCTGCTGGGCGATCTCCTCAAGCGCATCGGCGTCGTACTTGAATGGCGTCTGCCAATGGTTATCGTCGATTGCCTTAAGGTGTCGCCGCGCGGCCTTGCACAGTTCCTCGCCGGCCACGTCGGCGTTCTCGGTCCAATCGTTCTTGCGAATGTCGGTGCGGATCGGCAGGGCCGGTCCCGCTTCCCGTTGTTTCTTGAGGCGCCGTGCGATCGACCCTTTGAGGATCTTCGCCAGAACATCGGTGTCGGAGGCCGCGCCCGCGGCGTTGTAGGCCGCCTCGTCGCTGATATCGGGCAGGCCGCCGGCATCGCGCAGGTAATTCTCGAGGTCGAGATCGGGGAATAACTGCGCGCCCGCTTGCGAGAGGTGCAGCACGAAATTGCCCATGGCATCGAGATCGACCCGCTGCGCCAAGTCCGGGACATATTCCGGCATCAACTCCGGGTCGAAGCCGTTGAGGCCCCAAATCTTCGGCAACAGATGCCGGTTCAGCACGCCCGCGATCGAATTGAGCCAGCCCTCAATGGCCTGGAAAAACATGTCGACCTTGCTGAGCGCAAGGTTCTGTGTCCCACGCGCCGTGTGGCCGAGCTGGATGAAGTCGGCCAGCACCGACATGAGGATGTCGGTCTTATAGCGTCCGATGGAGACATCGAACCCGGCGGTCGCGCGGCCGGACGGCACCTCGAGCCGGAACTCGAACATCCGCTCCGGACTGGCGCCCGTGCCGCCGGCATACCGGTCGCTCGGCAGCAGCACCCCCATCTGCTCGTCCATGCGGATGTTGGTGATCATGTTCTTGTAAGTCTGAAGCGCGGCTTGCCCGGCGGCATTCCCCGAGACGTTTCCGGCCTCGAGGATGGCACTCGGGATCTGAAGAACCGGCACGCCCGACATGCGCTCCAGCCAGATCGCCTCCTGCTCCTCCAGGCGCTTGATGAAGTAATAAGGGCGGTACGCGGTGCGCAGGATCGAGCGGCCCTCGGGATTATTCTTGTGCGCTCCAGGCCGGAACAGCAGCATCTTCTCGATGGGAATGTCGATCAGTTGCCCGATCCACGGCTGCTGCGTGAGGCCGAGGATGTCACCGTTGACCGAGAAGAACCATTTCAGGATCGTGTCCTGGCCGCGCACCGGAAGGCGCCGCAGGCCGACAAGCCCGTCATCGAATTCGCTGCGCGGGATCGCGTTTGCATCGCGCGTATCGCCGCCGCCCGGCGGGCTCTTGCCGAGCCGGCGCTTGTAGACGATCTCGTGCGGCGCGTAGCCATAGACGAGCATCGACAGCGCTTCGGTGATGAAGTCTTCCCACGTGTGGGACATATCGAAGCGCAGGCTGTCAGCGAAATCCTCCATCGCCTTCGCCGGGCCAGTGTCGGCCACACCCTGGGTTCGCCACTCGACCTTCCGCATCGTCTGCTGGATGGCGAACATCACGGCGCCGACAACGGGGCTGTTGTCGTACATCTCGCGATAGGCGCGAGCGGCCTGCCGGCCGAGCAGTTGCGGCAGGAATTCTTCCCGGACCCAGCCGCCATATTGGCGCAGGCCCGACGAGCCCCATTCCTTGAAGGTCAGCCCAGCCGTGAGCTCGGGGATCGCCCAGCCGCCCGATCCGTCCATATACGGATCGCGATCCTGGACCGGCTTGTTGACGGCCGGGTTTCCTGCCGGCCTTGCGGGTGAGCGGGCCGATGGACGCTTTGCCATGGGCTCATCCCGGGAAATTGCGTGGCCGGCTGATCACCACGGCGCCGACCATGGGCACGGGTGGTTCGCCAAGCATGAGATCGGTGAGCGCCCAGACCAGAGCGTCGAGCCTGTCGGGCGATGGGTTTGACGTGCGGTCGAAGTCGGGCGTGAAGGAGCACATCTGATCTTCAAGCGTCGGGAACGCGCCCACATGATGAA